TAATGAATCCAAGATCTACATGATCCAGTCATATAGATTCTTGTAGGAGTTGCAAGTGGAAGAACAAAACGAGCACACTCTTTTGCAATTCCTTTTTCTATAAGTCTATTATAAAGATTCAAAGATGCTTTAAAATGCTGAGCAATCTCACCTTGCAGTCCCAACTTTACATAATCACCAAGATCATCAATAGAATTTTGTCTATTTTTTGTATCTTGTCTGCGAAGATCTGGAACAGGAATATTTCCTAGGAGATTTGTGTCTGCATATCTTTGAGAAAATTCTTGAAATGTGAAACTTCTATGTCTAAGTATCTGTGCAGCAATGCCACGAGTAGTTTCAATCTCTAGAGTCATAGAAGACTGTTCAAACACAGACCAATGATTATGCTTAATGCAATAAGCAAGCAACTTGGCATAGTTCTCATTGTCCTGATTAGCAGGATTAGAGACTCTAGCAATGTATGCCATTGTTTTCTCTGCATCTGGGGTAACAGAAATAAATTTAACATTAGAACTCATCTTTTTCTCCCTTCATGTGCTTAAGTTTTAAGGCTTTTTGAGCAAGTTTTTTTGCCTTTTTAATGTACTGTAGTTCTTTCTCATCATACAACCAAGGTTGTTTCAATGCAACCTTGGCTAACCTTGCAGCATCATTAAACTTCATCAGTATACCTCATCATAATCTTCATCAAATGGAGTGACTGATGCATCTACTTCAGTTAAAATTTCAGTGGGAACACTATTTAATTCTGTCTTTAAAGACAGAACAAGTAGTTCCATGTTTTTAACTATCATTTTTACTTTTTCTACATCCATAAGATATTTTACTTTTAAAGTATTTTACACAAAAAAAGAGGGGAAGTCAATCCCCTCTTAATGTTATTTCATTGCCATTGCAAGTTGTGCTTGTTTAAGTTTTCTTTCTTTTAAAATTCTTTGTCTAATTACATCTAACCAATTCATTTTCCCACCTCCTCATTATTACAAGGACGATAAGCAACACCACGATAAGTATTTTGTGGATGTGCTGGAGCATGGGTTCTTGAATACCACTTACGATATTCTTCTTTAGGTGTATCAGTATTGTACTGACATCCTCTATATGTTGCTTGAGACATGGGATTTCTCCTTAATTTTTAGGCTAAAGAGCGTTCCTTCGGTTTCCCTACTTCCGTTTGCTACTTGCAAATGAACGTGTTTTATCTATAAAAGTATTTTTGTAACTTTTGATACAGTTTTAATCTCTCTGTCTCCAATCCTCAGGTCTATCTTCAGTGAAGAAATCTACAATATCATCTACACTATTAAATCCTCTAATGCCCTTAGACTCATGACCAACACCACCAATATCTAATTGATTAAGAAAGTCATCTAATCCACCTTCCTGCATATCTGGATTAGATGCAGTCCTTCTTGCCTGCCTGAGCATAGTACCAGCAGTTCTATTTACCTTTGCAAGTTTTTCTGCCCATATCATGTCTTCTAAATTTACTTCTTGATGTTGTGCAATTTTTGCACAGATTGATTCAAGACGAAGACGATATTGTGTAGAGAGCATATGCAATCTCCATATAGGGTTATTTAGCATTTACCTTTCAATATAACTCAAGGTATGGCTTTGTGCGCACAATTGATCTATGATAATATCACATCCAATTTTTGGATCACAATCACCACAGGTGTATACATCCACTGCTGCCTTTCCTTCTTCAGGCCAAGTGTGGATGCTAATATGACTTTCTGATAGTAGACAGATTACAGTTACTCCTTGTGGTTCAAACTTTTTAGATATAGTTTGAACCACAGTTGCTTTACTCTTTACTGCTGCAAATTCTAGTAGTTTAATTAAAACTTCTTCATCATCCAAAAGAATAAACGAGCATCCATATAGGTTTAGTAGATAATGTTTGCCCATTTCATCTTGACTTTTTCTTAGGTTTTTCTCCGTATGTTTTGGGGTTTGCTGCCCCATCAGTCCATTTAATACTCTTAATTTTATCTTTTCCTAGATCATCATAATAGTTATCAAAGACCTCAACAAAACAAGTGGCTTGCACTATATCATACTTAAGTATATCTTTATGAATATACGTAACTAAGTAACTATTCCTAGGAAGAGATTTATCTTTTGCTAATTCTTTATCACAATCTTTATGAATGACATTCAATTCTACTTACCTCAATTTAATCAAGATGAGAATTGAATCTCTGGGAAAGCATCTTGAACAACTGCCTTTGTGATTTTAAATCTTTTGTGTAGTTGTTTATCTTTCATAACGCAAATTAATTCAGCTTCAGATGCATGTAAAGCCTCTAGAAGTTGAATAAACATTACTTCCTTTTTAATTCTACTTACATTAGTCACCCCTTGAACAAAGTGATTAAACTTCTGCCACTCATGAATAAGCTTTGAATGTTCAGTGCCAACTGGGGCATCATTAGGGGTATATGGAACCTCTCCAGGAGGCAAATCAGATAATACTTTATCTTCAAAATTCCATATAAGAACTGCTCTAAGAGCAGGAGAATCATAGTGCCTTAAAATTTGAATCTTTTCGTCTCTAGTTTTTGCATTAGAAACTCTTTGAATGATTTCAGACACCAATTGATTTGGTGGTAATTTCATAAGTTTAACTCCAATTAATTAATCTTCAGGATCTTCTTCCTCTAGATCTCCTTCAAATCTAAAGGCAATAATTTCATCAGGAATAACATTTCCATTTTCATCATACATTTCTGGATGTAATTTTGCAACTTGTTGGGACCAAGCATATTCTCTATAAACCCAACCAACTAATCCCCCAACCACTAAAGACATAATGAAAAACATTACTGAGAAAACTAGTGTTATTGCTATCATGTTAGTACTCCTTACTACTTTTGTCTCTTGATATCAAGAGAAATATTAAAGTAGATGGTTATATCTTTTTTTAAAAGAGAGACCATCTTTTGAAAAACAAATGAAAATGTTTTCTTTTCAGGTGTCCTCCTTCTTAAAAGCAACTCAACACCCCTATTAATATCAGGGGTTCTTTGGTTATTTATAGAACTCATCAAAGAAGTGATTGCTCACTAAGGTATTTAACTGTGTCAGAACACCCACCAATATGCTTATCATTCATAATGACTTGAGGGAAAGTAGATCCTTGACCAAATTCAGAATAAAATTCTTCTCTGGTAAAATCAGTGCCAAGTTCATATGCAATTACAGGAATCCCTTTTCTAATGCTAAGATCCCCAAGAACTGTTTTAATTTTGTCACAATATGGACAACCTTTTTTGCTGTAAACTATAAAATTCATAACTTTAAATTCTAACTGGATGTGGTCTACGTGTATTTGATTTTATGGCACAAAGCCAAGCACTTGTTACTGCTATATTATCTTGCCACCATGTAGTGTCAAGTCTAAATTCTTGGAATTTAATTGTATCATTCCTAATAAATTGAGCCTTATCTTTTCTAGTATAATACCAGAAACTATTCTCATTCCAAAAACTAACATGAGTTGGATCTTGGAAAGCTCCTCTTCCATCTGTAGAAGGAACTTCAATAAATGCCCAACCACCATCACAAAGAACTCTATAGATTTCTTTCATGGATTTGATTGGATCCTTTAGATGTTCTAATACATGACTTGCATTAATAACACCAACACTATTATCAGGTAAAGGAATTCCTTCATTTAAATCGCAAGTAATATCCCCACCTTCTTGATCAATAGTAACATATCCAGGTCTTGGAAACAATCCTCCACCAAGATCAACCTTCATCAATCCCTTGAGGTCAGCATCTCTTTCTGCTAACAGTTGAGAATATTCTCTCATCAATTCAAAAGTTTTAATTTGAATTGCCTCATTCCTAATAAGTTGAGTATTATCTCCACCTGGCAACCATCTATAGTAATAAAGAATTTTCTTAATAAACTTAAATTTAGTTTTAAGATAAGTTCTAATTACCAATTCATGATCATCACATATATTTAACTCTGGATTATGTCCACCCAATTCATGATAAATGTCTTTTCTCCAAGACCTAACATGATCTGGAGCATACCAAATAATACTTACACTCTGACTAGTTGCTGGGAACTGATCTATTTTCATAAAATCTTCACCCCTAAAATTGACCCAAGTATTGGTCCATCCATTCTCAGGGTTCCAAGGAACTTTAAACTCATCCCCTCTCATATCATAGAGAAGGTTTTCGCTATAAGCAAATCCAATTTCCTCATCTTGAAAAGCTAGATTGAGTTCCTCCAAACAATCTAAAGAAAGTAAATCATCATGATCTACTTCTACTAAAATGTCTCCAGTGCCTAAGAAAAAAGCTTTATTCTTAATGAATCCAATATTAGGATTAGTTATCCCAGTATGAATCTTAACTTTTTCATTAAATCTAATTTCATCTGGAATATCTGAGGTTTTACATTCTCCATTCAAATAAAGAATCCATTCCCAATCAGTGTAAGTTTGATCCCTAATTGTCTCATAGAGTTCAATTAAGAAAGGAATATTTTTTTTACTATGCTCTGGAGTAATAATACTAAACTTATAATTTTTCATATCAATCAAAGAAAAACATATGGAATAATCTGGAGTCTTCTAGTGTCTGTCCAAAATATTGTGATGCAGAATGTATACACTTGCCATTAAAAATGACAAGTCTATTAAAGACATTGCCCACAGTATCAACTAATTCAAATTTACTTTTATCGTAAAATCCTCCTGAAAATGCATTTTCAATTCCAGGATCTGATGTATGTCTTGCTCTAGTTTCTTTATGAGCATACAAAGAAGTTCCACACTCAAAAGGAGCATCTGGAGTTAAGTATACCATACCAGCCCATTGTTGTAAATCTGTATGATATACAAGAGGATCTTCTGCATTACATGTTTGGAACACACCATTCAT